CCCCAAGGCATAATATCTGTGACTGCTACGAAAGGATTTTGATCGTATCTCAGTTGAGGTGTTTTGGCATTATATACAAAGATGTATATTTGACCTGGTTGAACAGATGTTTTTGGTTGTTCCGTAAGAACTTCAAGCAGTGCAATCATAATATCATCAGGATCCTTTATTCCGATGATATCATCAGCAATACCACGAACCCTATTTACATTAGAATCTGTATCTGTAGGTCTCTTTGCCATTACTTGATACCGAGTTCTTTTTCAGTCATAACTTTGAACTCCCATCTCCTATCTGCACAATAATCTTGTGCTGCTTTCCACTTTGCCTGATTCTTAGCATATTCATATGCTTCGTTCAGGTATTTTTTTGTCTGTCTCTTTGGTTTGGGTGGAGGAGCGCACTGCCTCATTGGTTTGATTTCAATTAAAGATGATTTTATTTTGCCATTCACATCTTTATATTTGACAAAGAAATCTGGAAAGTATCGGTGAACTTTATTATCCACTGGAGAGCGGTAAGGAATAAAAAACTCTTCCGATTGCCATTCAATTACGTTTTGATTATTATCACAGTAAACCATGAACTTTCTCTCCCAGAGAGAACGGTATACGATGTTAGTTGGATCACCCTTGTATTTTCTTGGGTAAGAGGGTTTGTATTTTCCCTTATATGACATCTAAATAACTAAACAATCACTTATAAGATATTTAGAGTGGCAAGACCGTTTCCTAAAAAAATATCTCAAATCAAACCAACACTTTCAAATGTTGTTACAACTTCTCACTTTGCAGTAACATTTGGTGGATTTTCTCCAGAGTTAAGATCATATCTTAAACTTAAAGGTATTGATAGTAGATATACGGCAGATAATTTATCATTGTTGTGTTGCAGAGCATCATTACCAGGAAGTAGCCATGCTACCGCAGATATCATTGGAAACTATACTGGTGTAGCAGAAAAATTTGCACATACAAGAACATTTGTGCAGATGTCTATGGATTTCTATGTTGATGATGATTATAGGTCGATGAAATTTTTAGAGCATTGGATGGAGTTCATGTCCAATGGTAGTACAGTTGGTGATGGTGCAGATCCCCTGAGAGATGGATATTATTATAGAATGAGATATCCAAACCAATATAAGTGTAGTGAAACTAGAATTGTAAAATTTGAAAGGGATTATAAAAATTATCTGGAATATAGATTCATCGGAATGTTCCCACTTTCCTTAGATGCAACAACTGTTTCATATGAAGGTTCAAGATTGTTAAAAGCGACCGCCACATTTAACTATGATAGACATATTGCAGGAAGATCAAGATCTATAGATCGTAGAAGAAAAGAGTCCGAAAATGATGATCCAACACAAAAGACCTTTGGTGATAAATTGAATGAAAAAGGATTGACTGGTAAGGATGATATTGAAGGATTCAGCAAGTTACCAAATAGTTTAGGCAATCCAAATGCATATTCAAATCTCATTGCAGATGGTAGATTTTTGAATAGCACCGTATCTCAAGGAATCAGAGGATTTGGGGATTCTGGAGATGCCGGATCTAATGGTCTAAATGCGTAATATATAATAGTATATTGAATTGTTTAGGATATTATGCCTTTACCAAAAATTGCCACACCGACGTATGAGTTGGTAATTCCTTCGACTGGAAAAAAGATTAAGTATAGACCATTTTTAGTTAAGGAAGAAAAAGTCTTGATCCTTGCTATGGAAAGCGAGGATATGAATACTATTGCTACAGCAGTAAAAGATGTAATTAAAAATTGTATCATCACTCGTGGCGTTAAAGTTGAAGAACTTGCAACCTTTGATATCGAGTATTTGTTTTTAAATATTCGCGGCAAATCTGTAGGAGAAGAAGTAGAGGTATTGATTACCTGCCCAGATGATGGGACAACAAAAGTTCCCGCAGTTATTGCATTGGATGAAATTGAAGTTGTATTTGATGATGAACACAACAAAGATATTCGTCTTGATGACACTTTAACAATGAGATTGAAATATCCATCAATGGATCAATTTATTAAGAGTAATTTTGTTCTCAATGACATTTCTGTTGATGATACTTTTGAAGTTGTGATGTCTTGTATAGAACAGATCTATAATGAGGAAGAATCTTGGTCTTCCAAAGATTGTACCAAGAAAGAGATGAAGGAATTTATTGAGCAGTTAAGTTCAAAACAATTCAAGGAGATTGAAAAGTTTTTTGAGACGATGCCAAAAATGTCTCACACTGTGAAAGTTACTAATCCTGAAACTGGGGTTGAAAGTGATGTTGTTCTTGAGGGATTGGCAAGTTTTTTCGCGTAAGTATGGCTCATACTGACCTTGAGTCATACTTCCGAATTAATTTTGCTCTGATGCAACACCATAAATATAGCTTGACAGAACTTGAGAATATGATTCCTTGGGAGAAAGAAATTTATCTTACCTTACTCCAACAATATATTGAAGAAGAGAATCTGAAAGCACAACACGAACAGATGCATGGTTAGTTCAGCACTTATAGGAAGAAGACGTAGTATTTCTGCCACTTCCCTTTTTAACACCGTTCCAGGAAGGGTTGTAAATCCTAGTGTTGTTGGACTGGACCCACAATCTCAAGGTCTAATTCAAAGCAATACAACTCAACTTGCACAGGTATCAAGACAAGTTGAATCTTTATCAATAAGAGTAAATCAGTTATCAACTTCTCTTCAAGGCGTAAGAAATAGTCTTGCAACAGCTGAAGCATTAGATAGGCAAAGAGAAAGGCAAGAACAATTACAACAAGCACGATTAGCTCAGCAGAAACTGAGAGAAGGGAAAGAAAGTGCAATTGAAAGGAAGATAACAACAGCAGCGATGAAACCTGCTATTGCTATAGCAAATAAAGCGAGAAGTTCTTTATTCAGTTTAGGAAATCTTTTCCAAAGATTATTTGGTGCATTTCTAGCATTCAAAGCAGTTGAAACTATTCAAGCACTTGCAACTGGAAATACAGAAAAATTAGAACAATTAAAGAATCAAGTATTAACTGCCGTTGGTGGATTTATTGGTCTCAAGCTTGCTATTAAAGCAGCAACAGGAAGCATGAGTTTGGGATTCCTCAAATTTTCTCTTGCCCTTGGAGCATTGGCATTAGCAGTAAAATTTAAAGATCCTCTACAAGAGTTCTTTGGAAATATAATTTACGGAAATCAAGAGAAAGTTGATAAATTACCAGAATCTGGAGAAACGTTAGAAAATAATACACCACAACCAACCACAACATCAGAGACTGAAACTGAATCAAGTCAAACAAATACACCACCTACTAGTACTGAGCAGGAACCTGAGGTAACACAACCATCAAGACCTGATTGGTGGAATGAAGTTATTAATTCTACACCAACATCAATGAGGGAACGTGAGGAGAAAACAACTCCTCCACCTAAATCCGAACCCACAGAGACGGTGATGGGTAATCCGGCACCAGTTCAACCAAAACCAGGTTTAAGTGCAGAAGAATTAAAGCAATATAATAGAGCATATGCCAACAAGGATAATTTCTTGGCGAAAGGTCAGATAAAGGCTGCATGGAACAAGATGACTCCAGAGCAGAAAGCAGCATTTTTGACACATGCTAGAGAGCAGGGTCATGATTGGTCTGATTATGGATTTACTGCACCTGCTAAAACTGAACCTAAAAACTTAAGTAGGGAGCAACAATTTAGGAAAGAGACTGCTGCAAGAGAAGCACTTCCTGAAAATCAGATTGGTGCAAAAGCAACTGATCCTGAAGTTCTTGCTGCTATTAAGCAAGAACAGTATATTAAAGAAACTGGAGAACTACCACCAAATTTCTTTGAACCAACTTCAAATAGAAGAAATGTTGTTCAAAATGTTTCACAATCAACTGATAAACAATCAATCAATGTTCTTCCAATGCCACAAATGTTAGATTCTGGAGGATCTCCAACGGAAGTGAATGTTGCTTCTGGTAGTGTAGGTTCAAGTCCAGGAATTTCAATTCCTTCATCTAATCCAGATAATCCATATGTTCTTGGTGCATTAACACAATATAACGTGGTGGCGTAAAATGATAGTATCTGGAAAAAAATCTTTTGGATCATTAAGAGATCAAAGAACAATCATATCTGGAATATCAAAATCTTTATCATCTTTTGGTAAAGGTATTTCCAATAGCAATTCTATTGCTTTTGGCATTAGAAAAGATCTTAATAAAGCAAATACAGAAAAGAGAAAAGCTATTGCTACAAAAACAAGACTGTTTAATGCAAGAAGACAAGCAGTTTTGAGAAGAGAGCAGGAAGATGTAATTGAAGCAAGTCAGGTATCTAGCATTTCAAAAGTTCCACCAACAAAACGAATTGGAAGTAGTACCAAAGGATTTTTAGGAAGAATTATGGATGTTATTGGTGCAACCTTGGTTGGTTGGGCAATTTTAAATATACCAAAAATTATACAGGTAGTTGAAGATGTCTCAAAAAGAATTGAAGATGTTATTGGTGTTTTAAGAGAATGGTTTGACAATACTCGTGAATGGTTCACTCAATTTACGAGTGATTTGGACGATAAACTAAATCAGTTGAGAAATATTTTTATTGATGATGATGTAACTAAAATTCAACAAGCGGAGAATTCAATAAATCAAAGTCTTGACAAAATGACTAGGGATGCTGAGGAGGCAACAAGTCAAATTCCTACTAAAAAACCAGATCGCGATCCAAAGCAATCGCCAGATCCAAAAGTTGACCCAGGTAAGTTTTCAGGAAAAACTCCAGGAGGAGATCCAAGTAATTTATTATCTCTGATTAGAAATGCTGAGGGTGGATATGGATCCACTTATTCTGCTCACTTGAAAGGATTTAAGAGAGGTGGTGAAGATATTACTCAGATGACAATTACTCAACTGGTAAAATATCAAAATGATTATCTTGAATACCAAAAATCAATAGGTGTTCCAGAAGATGAAAGAAGTGCTGCAGTTGGTGCCTATCAAATGTTATACCCTGATGAGTATGTTAAGGATGCAGGTTTATCGATGGATTCTAAATTTACCCCCCAGAATCAAGATAAATTGGCACTTGCATTTTTAGCTAAAAGAGGATTGACAGCAGAGAAAGCAGCAAAAGATCCTTCAGGATTTGCTTTAGGTTTAGCACAAGGATTTGCTGGTATTCCAGTTCTTGAAGCAATGCAAGGATATTCTGAGCAAGTAGAGAGGGGGGATAGTTATTATAAAGGTGATGGAATCAACAGGTCGTCAAAAACTGTAACACCAGAAGTGGTTGAATCTGCTATAAAAGAGTTCGGTCAATCGTACACCCCAAATACTAATCAGAGTAATAAAAATCTTAATATAAATTTTAATGCCAAAACTCTTCCTAATAGAGCAAACAATATAGCGTCAAACAATCAACCACAAACTATTCAAGTTCCAATACCCATACAATCACCAGCCCCACCACCTCCTCCTCCACAACAGGTGGCATCACAAAAATCATATTCAAGCAATTCTTCTGGGGGAACTTCGTTAAATAGTTTTATATTCACAGAGTTGCAATATACATAATGCCAGCATCAGACCCCTCAACATATGAAGAAATAATTATTGAGTCTGGAGACGCTTCAAAGTCTGTAGATCTTAGGGGTGGTGTGACTTCTATTGATTATTATGAAGATATTTTTTCACCCACAATCACCGCTAAAATTAATGTAACAAGCACGGGTCCAGTAATTGATGGAAGATCCTTATATCAAGGATTGAAATTGAGAGGTGCTGAAAGAGTTTCTCTGAAGATTGCAGGAAATGTCAAGGGAATGCCTGGTTTAGATTTCTCACAAAAACCTGATGATTATTTGTTTGTTTCTGGAATATCAAATGTTGTTGCTGACAATAATCAAGAATCTTTAACATTAAATCTTTGTTCTAGAATTGCAATTTCAAACGAAACAACAAGAGTAACAAAAAAATATCCAACCTCTCAAAACATAACTGCATCGGTAGAATCTATCGTTAATGAATATCTTGGCAGTGGATTATTTGCTTCTCCACCAGATCAAACCCAAAACAAATATGGGTTTATTGGAAATATGAGAAAACCGTTTACAGTTTTGAGATGGTTATCATCAAAAGGTGTTCCAGATTTGAAAGGTGATGGTGTTGCTGGATTTGTATTTTATCAAACAAAAGAAGGTTTGCATTTCAAATCTATTGACAATCTTATAACACAAGATCCATATCCTATAAAGTATATTGAAACTAGTGTTGCTGATGGAGAGGATCAGCAACACAATGAGGATTTTAAAATTACATCATATGTTGTTACTAGGAATCAAAATCTTGTAGAGAATTTGAGATTGGGTTCATATGCATCTCAAAGATACTATTTTGATATGCAGAAATTTGCCTTCACTCAGGAACAAAAAGGATTATTTAAAATCAATGATCATCTTAAGTCAACAAAAAATCTTGGATCAGAAAGACCTGTTCTACCAAAATTGAGCGATACTTCTGAAAAAACTTTAAGTGAAATTCCTACCAGATTGATGACTGGTTTTGTTGATGTTGGTACCCTTGAACAGCATGTTGATACAACTGTAAATGCTGATCCTTTTAAATATCAATCACAAGCAATCTATCGATACTCTAGTTTGTTTGTTCAGAGAGTTCAAATGACAGTTCCACTTAATACTATGTTGAAAGCGGGTGATGTCATTGAATGTGAATTTAGACAAGTTTCTACAGGTAAGCCAGATCCAGATCCTGCGGCAAGTGGTCTATATATGATTAAGGAACTATGTCATCATTTTGACAGTGATGGATCATATACAGCAATGATGTTGGTGAGAGATACTTTTGGGCAAGTTAAACCAAATAATAAAGTCTAATGTTAGAGGAATCTTTATTTAAAACTAATTTTATAGGAAGAGACGGATTTCGTTGGTGGATCGGTCAGGTTGCACCTGTCGAATCTTGGCAAGATCAAGCAGATGGTGGTGGATGGGGAAATAGAGTCAAAGTTCGTATTATGGGTTATCACCCATATTCAGAAACCGAACTGTCTAATGATGATTTGCCATGGGCACAGGTTCTGCTTGGAACAACTGATGGATCTGGTGCAGCAAATAGAGCGAAGACACCAAAAGTTTCACAAGCAGATACCGTTTTTGGATTCTTTCTTGATGGTGATAATGCACAATTACCTTGTGTTGTAGGTGTTTTTGGTAGAACAAAAGCAGTATCTTACTCTGGTCCATACTCTGCACCATTTCAACCATTTACAGGTTATTCTGGAACAATTAAAAAGTCTTCGGCAGTTGTTAATAATGAATCGAATGAAAGCAATACAACTTCTCAGAAATCTCCAAGGATGGTATCTCCTGAGATTGCTGAAAAATTAAATAAAGAAACTGAAGATCCTACAGAAAAAGAAGTTTCTGGATTCAGTGCTATTGGACAAAAAGTTACAATGGCAACTGCTAAATTAAATTCAGAAATAGATGATATAAGGACTGATATTGAGAATTTTGTATCTAGTATACAGGATATTGTTAAAGGAATTACTGATGGAATTGGAAATTTTACTCAACAAGTGAATGAAAGAGTTGATGCCATAACCAATAGTATTCAATCTGGTGCTACTGGAATGATCCATAATATGACAAAGGGTCTTTCAGAAGCGATGGGTGGTGCAATGAATAAAGGACTTGATGTCCTTTATAAAGGTGTCTATGCAACAGTTCTTGCAGCAACTGGTAGTAGTAAAGCAGCAGATAT